GCTGAACTTGGTAAACAGTTAACTCAATTTCAACAAAAATTTAACGAAATAATGAAGTCGTTGGGTAATACCTAAAACACCTAGGCCTTTGAAGAATACTTTCTAGTCTTACCTGCATCAGGAACAACTTCTTCAATTATCTCTTCTGTTATAATTGTTTTAGTTTTGGGTTGTGTAGCAGGTACTGGCTGATCTACTAAAAGCTGTTTGGTCTCTTTTAGTACCGAACCACCTCTAGCAATGTTATATGCTAAAACAAGAGATACAGCTAAGGGATCAAATACTAAAACAATAACTAAGATAAAAAGCTTTACAACGGTATCAAGAGGTAAATTAACAGACTCAGCTACAAATTTAAAGGTGCCAATATCATGTACTTCATTGCCTTCTGATTTTAATACAATAAGTTCATTATCTTTTTCAAATACGAGTGTTTGAAGTTCTTGAACACGAGCTGTCAAACCTTTGATCTCTTCAGCAGCTCTTGCCATGTCCTCGTAAACAGGTGCAGCTGAGCGACGGGACATTGAAGGCAATCTAGCCTCTTGAGACTTACGAGCTTCGTTAAGAGTGTTAATACGACTATTAATTTGTTCTATCTCTTTTGCTACATTATCTTTCTGTTGTACTATAAGAGAGGCTTTATTATCGATGAGTTCCGTTTTGCCGGCATTAACTTGATAACCAGAAGATAGATAACCGTAGATACCTAATGAGGTAATACCCATTAGCACAAGTACTGCTGCTATCATATAAACTTTTAAAAACCAAACTGTCTTATTCCAATAACGATATAAAAAAGAAGTAGAGACTAATTTACCTAATTCCAGGGATCCAGCCATAATAACAACCGACCAGAAGTGCCCCGAGAATAAGGTTGCGATTCCGAGTACTGAAAAATACGCTGCACATCCTGCTACCAGGAGAGCTGCAAATGCTAATAATGCTGTAAACATACTGGCAATATTTATGCTATTTTAACTGGAGAAATTAAGACATAGTAGATTAAATAATAGAAACATATGGGACTTAAATTTTTAGTCGAAGACATCCATGACGGACTTGACTTCATGATAGAAGAAAAAAACCGCCAAGGTGAACAAAAACTCTATATCACAGGACCATTCTTAATGGCTGAGCAAAAGAATCAAAACGGTCGTATCTATAAACTAGACGAAATGGTTACAGAGGTTAACCGTTATACTGATGAAATGGTCAAGTCTCGCCGTGCTATCGGTGAAATGAATCACCCACAATCAACAGAAGTTAACCCTGTTAATGCCTGTCACCTGGTTACTGAATTAAAACAAAATGGTAACTACTTTATGGGCAAGTCACAAGTGCTTAATACACCAATGGGCTTACTTCTTAAGTCTCTTATTACTGATGGAATTAAAATGGGTATCTCTTCTCGTGCTCTTGGTAACATTCAAGAGATGTCAGATGCTAAGCACGTTTCAAATTTTCACTTAATCTGTCTTGATGTTGTTCATCAACCCTCAGTACAAAATGCTATGCTTGAGTCAGTAATGGAATCAAAAGAATATATGATTCGTCCTGATGGTTCTATTATTGAGTGTTCAGCAGCTGCCAGAAAAGAGCTTAGTGAAAAACTTTCCAGCATGCCTAAACATGGCACAGATTCATTTTTAAGAGAGGCCTTGATCGGCTTCATTAACAAGATTAAATTAGGTTAATATATGACAACAGAAGAACAAAAAACAATTACTAACTTTATTGGCAAGCTAGCCAACAAGGATTACTCAGAAGCACAACAAGCTTTAGAAGCTGCCGTAGAAACGAAACTAAAAAATAAAATTCGTAACTACGTTAACCAAGAAGAAAATTAACCCTTTTAGAATAAATAAATATACAACAATAATATGGACTTCAAATCAATTCTCAAAGAACAGTTCAAGGATCTCATCACTGAAGAAACCTTAACCGCAGTACACGAAGCATTCGAAGCTGCCGTAAACGAAAAAGCAGAACAAAGAGCAGAGCTTGCTGTAGAAGCAGCCGTAACTAAAATTGACGAAGATCACGCAACAAAGTTAGAAACTCTTATTGAGTCCATCGATGCTGATCACACAGCCAAGTTACAAAAGCTTGTTGAGACAATTGATTTTGATCACGCACAAAAGCTTAAAGCCGTACTTACAAAGATCGATGAAGATCATACAGGCAAGCTCGAAGCTGTTGTAGAGAAGTATGAAACAACTTTAAAAGAAGAAGCAGAGTCATTCAGAACTCGTCTCGTAGATGAGATTTCAAATTACATGGATCTGTATCTTGAAAAAGTAGTACCAACAACACAAGTCAATGAAGCTGTTGAGAATATCCGCTCACGTAAAGTTCTTGACGAGGTTCGTAAGCTTGTTGGTATTAATGAAGAATTTGTCAATGGAGAGATCAAAGATGCTCTCATCGACGGTAAAAATACAATCGATTCCTTAAAGAAGGAATTGAATGAAGCACTTGAGGCTAACACATCATTGAATTCAAAACTGAATTCAGTTGAAGCCAAACTTTTGCTTGAAGAAAAGACAAAAGATATGCCACAAAGTACTAAGGCATATGTCAGTAAATTACTCAGAGGCAAGTCGCCCGAGTATATTCAAGAGAACTATCAGTACGTAGTTGAGATGTTCGAGAAAGAAACCTCCGAACAAGTCGAAGATGCTAAGGAAAGGGTCGCAAAGCGGATCGTTGAGGCCGTTGACCGTCCTGAAGCAACAGAGACTGAAGAAGAGGTTATTTCTACACCAGTAGTTGAGAGTCAATCTCCTGTTGGCGGATATCTGAATGAGATGAAGAAGCTTGACGGTTCTAAGTTAAAACTTAGACACTAAGGTCACTCTTCATACTCCTATTAAGGTCGAAAATTCTTTCTATAAAGGAGAAATAAAATAACTATGGAACTTCTACACATCGATAAAACACGCGCTGAAGCTTTAGTTGAGAAGTGGACTCCAGTACTGGATTACTCTTCCGACAAAGTTTCAGCAATTTCAGATGAACACACACGCTTGAACACAGCCATCCTTCTTGAGAACCAAGAAAAGTGGTGCTTCGAAGCAGCTAACCTCGCTGGTGGTAACGGAACCTCAGTATTCGGTACAGTAAACTCTGGCCAATACGGTGGTGCAGTACCTAACCGTGACACATACGCTGCTGGCGACGCTCGTTTGCCTAAAGTCCTCATCCCAATGATTCGTCGTACATTCCCTGAGCTCATCACAAATGAGATCGTGGGTGTACAGCCTATGACTGGGCCTGTTGGCTTAGCATTCGCAATGCGCTACAAGTACGAAGGTTCAGCACTTGGTACATCAAGTAACGGCTCTGACGGTAATTCTACCGGTCTCGCCGCTAACTCGATCTACAACCAAGCAAACGTAACAGGCAAAGAAATCGGTTATAACTACCTGAATACATCCTTCACAGGCGTATCCAGTGCAGCTCTATCCGGTAACTCAGCCTTTACTGTTCTTGGTGAAGATTCAGGTGTTGCCCAACTTCTGTCACAGTTTGAATTAACTTCAAACATCCCACAAGTAACTGTATCATTTGAAAAGACCGCAGTTGAAGCCGGTACACGCCGTCTTGCAGCTAAATGGTCCGTTGAACTCGAACAAGATCTAAGAAACATGAACGGCATCGATATCGACGCTGAATTAACAAATGCTATGTCATATGAAATTCAAGCTGAGATCGACCGTGAAATGATTGCTCGTATGATCCAAACATGCTTGAATGCTGGCGCTGGCGTTGGCTTTTCAACATGGTCAGCTATCTCAGCTGACGGCCGTTGGTCAGGTGAGCGTGCCCGTGACTTCTACAACAGAATTGTTGTTGAAGCAAACCGCGTTGCTGTTCGCAACCGTCGTGGCGCTGCTAACTTCATCATCGCCACACCACGTATCTGCGCAATCCTCGAAACACTTCCTAACTTCACCTGGCAGCCCGTAACAGGCTCTGTTAACACAGCACCTGTCGGTATCGCTAAGGTTGGTTCAGTTGGTGGCCGTTTCCAGATCTATCGTGACACACGCACAGAAGCACAATCAACACAAAGTTACGCAAACGCCGGTTATGCCGTCGGTCGCGCACAAACTGTTGACTACGCTCTGTTAGGCTATAAGGGCCCTGAGTACTACGATACAGGTATCGTGTACTGCCCATATATCCCTGTCATGGTTCAACGTACTATCGGTCCTAACGATTTCAGTCCAAGAGTCGGTCTATTAACACGTTATGGTGTTGTTGACCACATCTTCGGTGCTTCATTGTATTACCATATGGTAATCTGCACCGGCTTGGGCCAGTCGTTTACACCTGGTACAGCAGCTACATACCTCTAATACAGGTATTGGTGGAAAACCTCAACGATTTCAAAGAATCCCCGATCGCAAGGTCGGGGATTTCTTTTTTAAAAGGGATCAATAGTTAGAGCTTCCCAAATTTTATAATTTTCGTTGTATGCTACCATACTACGACTCATCATATGACGACATATCCGAGCTAACGTTTCTTGTCTTATAACTCGACCGTCCCCTATTTCAAACTTATCAATAGGTATATCTGGAAAGTCGAGGGTAAAAACTTGTTTACCATCATAGAGAAACATCTCCACCTCTCTACCAATAGTTAAATATATTGCAAATTTCTCCTGAGAGGTAGGAGGCATAGGCAAAGGAATGTACATTGAGTTATGCTTTGCCATCAAGAGATATTTAAGAAGTGTACCAGAAGGGCTTGACACGTTTAGTCCAGGAAGCAAAAGGTTTATCTTTTATAATATATTGCCGGTATTGCTCAACTACTAGGAGTTTATCAAAGTCTTTTATCCTCCGGCATTCAGTATCTTGAGATATAGCAACTGTGAAAGGTGTCTGCTTGTTAGATGTATGAATAGTCTTATCTTTGTTTTGTTTACACCATTCAATAAACTCTTTTGTAAAATGGGGATTAGAATCTGGCCAACGATAATCTCTTTCATTAAACATTTCTAAAGCATGTTCTACAAGCCACATAAAATTAGCTCTTGACTCCATAGTCCAAAGAGTACATTGATGTTTAGCATATCCTTTGCCGGCTTTACGAGCTTTACCGGTTTTAGTTCTCGGGCATTTCGGGTCTTGTAACTGTTCGTTTGTAAAGCAGTTTTGAAGCATGATAGCAGACTCGATCTGCATTTTAGATCTGACATGTTTATCGCAAAGTTCCTGGGCTGCAATAACCGGATCTTCACTTGTTACAAATATGTTCACACCTCAAGTATGTAGGCAAAATAAAGTTATGCAATTAAATATATAAAAATGGCTACTTACCCTTTATATGTTGAACCAATTAGATTTACGGAAAACATTGGCGATTCATTAATAAAATTAAATAACAACTTTAAAAATCTAGAGGACGGTTATTGTACCCTTAAAAAACAAATCGACGACATTGTTCAAATTAGAACTTTTTTTTATTACGGGCCAAATGCTCAAGCAGACTCTACTTCCGGAATGCAAAACTATCAAACCTCTCGACCTTCTAATGGCCGGGTAG